TCACCAAATCATCCAAAAGGAAGCTGAAATTGCAGAAATACACGAAAAGGTCTAATTCTGCCATAAGTTCTAACATATTTGAAGTTACGGGGAAAAAACCGCATCAAATCTACAAGGTGAGGGGGGTAGGGGGGGGGTATACCGATAGATTTGATATGGAAAAGGGCTTTTTGCCAATGTCTCTCCTCGGTGAGAATGCTAAAAAACCCTAAAACCACATCAAATACAGACTAACCCCTTATATACAAGTATATAAGGTATATAAAAGGTTATACAGTCTTTAGACAGTTCAAATATATCTTATATGGCATATAAGATAATTAATATATATTAATACTTCGTTTGGTTGATTCCTCTTTTTCCCTTTTAGGAATCTCAATCCTCAAAACGCCATTTTCAAATTTGGCAGATATATCGCTTGATAAATTATCTCCTAATTCAAATGAACGCTTAAATGATGAATGTTTAAGTTCTCTCACAATGTAACGAGCATCATCATCTTCTAATTGATGTTTGTCGCCACTCATTGTTAGGACTCCATCCTCTACGTCGATATTGAGTAGTTCTTTCTCCATTGAGGGCATTTCAGCTACGATTACGACACAATCGTCATAATCTACAACATCTACCTTCGGGAAAGCACCGTGCTTAAAGGATATGCCAAACTCTTTTTGGAAGTTTGGGAATTGGTTTTGCACAATTTTATCAAACATTGTGTCAAAGGGTGTTAGAAATTCATCTCGATTGAAATGAATTGGTATTCTTGCTACTTTCATTGGTAACTCCTGTTTTGTGTTGTGTCGTCCTCTCTTGAGCAACGACGGAAACTATTTATAATCAGTTTCGTAATATCCCCTCCCTCTGAATTTAACAGAGGGTGCGGTTACGGCTTCTCGGACATAGAACGAATTACATGAGGGGCATTGTTCTACTTCTTGGTTGTCGTCAATGATTACAGACAATGTTTCCCAATCCCATTCACATTCATTGCAAATCCATCTTATTGTTTTAAATCTTCTCATATCTTCAAGGTATCGTCCATATCAATAGATTCTGGCATTAGCTGACAGTAACAATACTCCTTACAAACACTCCACCCTGAAGCTGGCATTCCCCTTGCTTCCCAACCTTCCCAAGTGTCAAGTTCTCCAGCACGGCTTTCACAATCTGGGCAAACATTCTTCGAGACAGTAATCCATCTTAACTTTTGCCCCATTTCTCCGCTTCTGCGGAATGCTTGGTTAATTCCTCCCACAATTCCTCGTTTAATTGACTTTTTGAACTCACCAAAGATTCTTCCCGACCTACTAAAGTCTTCATCAAGAACCCCAATAATTGATTGTTCACTAACACCACTTCGTACAAGTCGTTCAACTTCTTGTCCAAGTCTTTCTGCGAAGATTCGGACATCATAAGATAATCCGAGAGCAATCCATAAAAGTATTTCTCTATCTTTGTCATCTAATTTCTCTGGCATAATATACTCATTTTATGATTTTAATACAAGTGGGGTTTTACGTCGAAGTGCTTTTTTGGCTTTATTGATGAATTTTTTTTGATTATTTTTCATTTCCTCATCGGTAGGCTTGGTTCTTAGAAAATCCCGCTTTGGTCGCCTTGCACCAGATAAATTCCTTTGATGCTTGGCATACATATAGTTTGTAAAACCGTTTCTCGCTATCACCCCATCATCCAGATGCACTCCACCGTACCCATTGAATTTTAAGACATTACCTTCCGCTTGAATACTTTTTTCTAACGAACCAGTATGAATGAGAGGCTTGGAAGACAATGTGGATTTGTAGCCCGAGTTGGGAGAGAGTCCCTCTTTGCGTATATACATCGTATTCTTCGTTAGGCTCTCAAAGCTACCGCTATTGATAGCTTCTTTTGTTTTCTCTGCGGATTGTTTAGCAGAAATTGCTAATTGCTCGTCGATTATCTTTGGCATCTCATTTGCCAATTTTTTAAAATCAACCCCTACTCGTATCTCTAACTTCATCCCAAAACTCCTCACCTAATTGCTTTGCTTCAAAATATTTATCCTGATATTGTAGGATAAGTCTTTCCACCTGACGCTCGCCCCAAGCAGTAGGGTCTTTGATTATTTCAGCAACATTTCCCTCCAATTCAAACTCAATATCATTGATTTTGTCCAGCTTCCTGACGGAATTGAGCAAAGATTGATTGTTTTGATTCCGTTTCGTTTGTTTGTCTGTTGCCATTGATAATATCCTGTGCCTGTTCTACCGTTAGGTCTTTATTGTCCCTTACCATGATTTTAGCTCTGGTGATAAGATTCTGTTCTAAGTCGAAATTATCTTTTGCTATTTGGTCTTGGACTGTGGTTGGGTATTCTACTTCTTCAAAGTCAATTCCGAAATCTTCGGGCAATATAATGCCGTTATATTCCGCAATAACTCTTTCCACGTCATAGAAATCTTTTTCATATAATCTCCACAAGGCGATGTCATCAAAATAATCCTCTTTCCTTTCAAGGTCTTTAATCATCAATGAAATACCGCTTGGCACTTCACCGCCTGATTCAGCCCATTGAATCCATAAATGATTATTAGAAGCCACAAGTTCTATTTGGAATTTGATGTTATTTATCGCCTCAGCGACATTCCCCTGTGGAGAAGTAACGTGATATTCCCCCTCGTCTCCCATATCGAGTATTTCATTAGAACCAGACCTCATCATATTCTGGTCGCTACGGAGTCCTTTTACCCAAGGTTGCCCAAACATATTAAATCTCATTCCGAGATTCATCTCTGTAAGACCAATGTTCACTTGTTCATTGCAGTTGATAATATCACTTGCACCCTCAACAAAGAAAGAGTCAATCTGGTCTTCCCTATGAGTGAAAATGAAAGGTAAGATGCCGTATGGATTTTCAGACTCACTAATGGGCTTACCATCCTCATTGAGAACGATGTATTTTTCATCATCCCAATAGCCCCATTGCAATCCTACTGTATTTGACAAATCAGATGTTTTATTTAGCAATGGATAAATAATCGCTTCTGGTTTGAATGGGTCTTCACCGAAATATGCCTCAAAATAGTATATTGGTCGGTAATCGAATTTGTCATTATTCCAGAATACCCTATTTGCGATAGTCCCCAATAAGCGTGTCATTCTCTCGGAATGTTTCATTCGCACATCCTTAGTAGGTATTAGACTATTATACGTTTCTGTCATATTTCCAACAGTCCTATTTGCTCCCAAGGTATAAATTCTACTTATCTTATTGATAAATTTACGAGTAAAATTTGTGGAAGATGGCGGGATTTCCGTGAAAGCGTCTCCAGTGAAAAAATCGGAAATATACGACTCGGTTGAAGTGCCTGAATAATAATTCAAGAATTTCCTAATCTCTTTCCTTTTTTTCAAAGCATTGCCCAGCTTTGCCTCGGTCAATTTATCTTTAATTAATTGTTCAATCATCTTTGAATCCTTTTCATTACTTTGTTTTTCATTGGGAATCTATTTGTGATGAAATACCTAAAGGCATCGCACCCGTGGTCGTGATAACCGTCTTTAATCGGTTCTTCTTTAATTGGCTTTCCATCCTCTGATTCAGGATAGCGATATTCCTCAAAATCTTGTATAACGTCCTTGCATTTCTTATCCACATGAACCCTCCTCGTTCCGTCGGCACTCTCAAAGAATCCTCTCGCATAAGATACACTTGATGTGATATTTCTGCTCAATCTATCTCTCATACATAAAATTCTAATACCACTTCGCCTGAATATCTCCATATCACCTGCCCCACTTTGACCTTGAACACTCGAACCTGCTGGGTCTCCATAAAATGAAACGATTGGATAGCCTTTAATTTTAATCATCTTGATTAAATCTTCTGTTTTAATATTTTCTTTGTGTAGAATAGAATCGAAAACCCTTATGTGTTCTGTGTCTCCAATCCATTGGGTTTGTGCAAATATGACTGCTGGCATCCTATATCCGAAGTCAATCGAACAATATGTTGGTAGGTCTTTATCGTAGGGAAAGTCACCGACATCTAATTCCCTATTAAAGTCCCATACCTTTCCTTGGAAGATTGAAAATTCAGCACCAAATTCTTGTCCAAATAGTTCTTTTGACATATTTCTTTTTCGTTCAAGTATAGCAGGGTCTTCTAACCCAAGGGGGAACTCATGCTGATTTATCCATGATGGGGCAGAGTGGCTTTCCCATTCGTCGTCGTTCTCTCCGAGCTTGTATAAGTCGTATATCCAATTTCTTCCCTCGGGCGTTGTGATAAAGATTACTTTTCCCTTTCGCCCTGCTAATGTTGGGGATAAATACATATCCCAAATTTTTTTGTTCATTTTGGCAACTTCATCGATCACAAGGAAGTCCAACCCCTCACCAACAAGCGAGTCGGCATTATCGGCAGACATTCCCTCGACAGTTGTTCCCCATTTGAACTTAATATACATATCCTTTTCAGATGAACGAACAATATCCTCGGGATGACCAACAACCATTCTTTGCCATATTTCTCTGAAGATTAACCTTGCCTTCTTGTAGGACATACCAACAACCCAAATTCTCTTATTCGGCTGAGATGCGACATAGGTGGCTTCCATAGCACTTGCCCAAGTCTTTCCAAATCTCCTCCCACACACCATAACATGGAATCTTGCATCGGGTTTTGATGGATAATGAAGTGCTAACTGACCGTCGTGCGGTGTATATCCAAGATATTCAAACCACTTTCTTTTGAAGTCGTAATTTTTTTCTTGCATTATAGTTATTTATAATATATATTATAGTATCTATTTAATGCAAGACCTTACTTGCGTTTTTACTAACTCACTAAAGAGGTTTAAAATGTCAGAAGAAAAAGCAACAGAATCAGTCGATACAGACGTAAAAATGGACGAAGGGACAAAACCCGAAGAAAATGATACAAGACCAGCATATAGGTTCAATGAGGTCATAGCACAACGCAATGAGCTTCGTGAACAGTTGGCAGATTTTAAGCAAAAAGAGGAAGATGCTAAGAAGGAAGAACTCGTTCAACAGGAAAAATGGCAAGAACTTAATGCCGAACTTCAGAAGGAAGTTGAATCTTACAAGCCTTTCAAGGAAAAATATGATGCCTTGGATGGTAAGATACGAGAAGAAGCCTTGAGCAGACTTTCTGAATCTAAACAAGAAAAATTTAAGAATTTGAGTACATCAGACCTTTTAAACGTCGTAGATGAATTATCCGTTAAACCTAATCCACCTGATGGTGCAGGGACAGTGGACACCAATATCTCACAGGATGCTTGGCGACAAATGGATATGAAAGATAAACGTAGTAATTGGTCAAATATCTTGGATTCTTACAAAAGATAGGGGTCATTAAATGGCTAACATCACAGTCTCAACTGCCGCTAATTTCATACCTGAGCTATGGCAAAATGCTATTTTGGATTACGCTGAAGCAAAATTCAGCCTCCGAAATCAAGTAACCGATTTCTCAAGTATGTTATCAGGCGGAGGGGATACATTGCATATCCCTAAAGTAACTGAAGAAACTGCCGCCGCTAAATCTGCGGACACAGCAGTCAGTTACTCTGCAAACACAGATGGTAAAATCGACCTTTCAGTAGACCAGCACCACTACGAAGCTAAACGAATTGAAGACATTGTCAAAGTACAAGAGTCTGCTGATTTGTTTGCTATGTATGCTCGTTCAATGGGGTACGCTATTGCAAAGAAAGTTGAAAACTACATTGCAGTAGATACAATTCAATCCGCCACAGGAAACGATACTGCACTTTCCACAGACAACCAACTAACCGCATCGTTATTGCGTTCAGGTTTGGTTAAAATGTTGAGTGCTAATATGGATTATACTGATGGCGATACTTGGCTTTATGCCTCACCTGAAGTCTATTCCTACTTGTTAGGTCTTGACCAGTTTGTCCATTTCGACAAACGTGGTGATGAAGCTGGTCAGGTTTCTGGTAAAGTTGGAAGCGTATACGGTATGCCCGTCATCGTATCAACTGACTGGGACGACGACGGTGGAACAGGCGATGAGACAGCATCCGTTTTCAAACGTGAAGCGGTTTACTTCGCAATGCAGATTGCACCACGGGTTCAAAGTTCTTATGATATTGATTACTTGGCAACTTCCGTAGTTGCAGATGTTCTTTTCGGAACAGCTTTATCTCACGCATCAAGTTCTACATCATTGGGAATTGTGAATTTCACTAATCCGTAATAGATAGTTAATCGGGCGGTTGGGAAACTGACCGCCCATTACTTGGAGATTGAATGATATATTTTACAGACAAAGACGGTAACATAATCGGGAAAAACTCCCCAACCGCAGAGCAGAAGAAGATGTACCTAAAGAGTGGCTTGAAGGAGTGCGATGAGGATGGCAAGATTATTAAAAAGGCTAAAAAAGCCAAAAAGAAATGAAAAGATTTGATTATTGGTGTGAACCTTGCAAGAATAAGTTTGAGGAACTTGTAACATCAGATATGATTGTTAGATGCCCCGAATGCGACACAAAAGAAGTAAGGCGATTAATGTCATCACCAACAATCCTGAATACAATATCGGATACTAAATTAAGGGATACCCTGTCCGAAGATTTTTATTAAACTAATAACCGAGATAACTATGAGAAAGCCCTGCTCGGCAAGTTATCGTGGAGAAACAAGATGGCAAAGAGAGAAATTTCACATTCAGTCGTAGAGGCGTTAAATGCAGACACGTCAGCACAATACGATGTACAATCAGTATTAACAATTTCATCCTCAACCACTGCGACATTCATTGGTAAGGATTATTCTCATGTATATTTACAACCTGATAATGATATATATTTCACATGGGCAACATCCTCATCGGATGCCATAAGTTCCTCAAACGACCATTTCATACTCGGTGGCTCGGATATTTATATCCTTAGAGTTCCACAAGGTATTGGAGATACGGTTTATTTCCAAATGCAAAGAAAAGGCGGTACAGACTCTACCGTTAGAATGACGATAGCGTAATGTTGTCGGGAGGATTAATCGAAAAGCTCGGCACGGTTGAAGCTGGAGGTCGAATAACAGGTGATTTAGTAATTGAAGGTGACTTAACTGTTGAAGGGTCATCAACTTATACATACGATGAATTAGTACAGGGCGGTTTTATAGTTGATACAACCGACTCTGAAGCTCTCTTAATAAGGAAAGCAAGTGATGGTGGTGATGTGTTCGTCGTAGATACTACCAATGAGGTAGTTCAAATCAGTACACACGATGGCAGTACAAAAGGATTAAAACTTGGTGGAACATTAGTAACATCCACTGGGACTGAATTAAATATTTTAGATGGTGCTACGCTATCAACTACCGAGTTAAACTATGCAGTTGGAGTTACTTCTGCAATCCAAACTCAAATAGATACAAAAGCACCAACTGCAAGTCCTACGTTTACAGGGACTATCACAATCGGAAGTGCAGAAATAAGCGAAACAGAACTTGAGGTATTAGATGGTCTTACGGTAACAACTGCTGAAGTTAATGTATTAGCTGGGATTACATCAAGCACAACAGAACTAAATTATAATGATATTACAACCCTCGGTACTTTACAAGCATCTAAAGTATTAACAGCAGATGCTTCTGGTAACATTGATTTCAACAATGGCAATATGACCAATGTTGATATTGATAGCGGTGCTATTGATGGTACAAATATTACAGTTGGTAGTGGAAAAACATTAGATGTTTCTGGTGGGACATTGACTCTCGCAAGTGACCAAATTAGTGGTGATAAGATAAATGGGGGTACAATATCCTCTTTTGCTTCGACTGGTATTGACGATAACGCTGTATCAAACGCTTTAACAATAGACTCATCTCAAAATTTAGCATTAACATCTGGAAGCCTTACAGTTTATAGTGAAGTAAATACTGGTGCTGGTAATAGAGATATTCATTTAAACCCACATGGGACAGGTGAAGTATCTGTTACCGCTACATTAGATGCTACTGCTATAAAAATAGCCAGTGGTACTGCAATGACTGCTATTAAAGATGAAGACAATATGTTATCAGACAGTGCTACATCTCTTTCCACGCAACAATCAATTAAAGCTTATGTAGATGCAGTCACTACCTCATTAAACGCTCAAGACTTAGATTTCCAAGGAGATTCAGGCGGGGCATTAAATATAGATTTAGATACAGAAGTTTTAGATATTGCTGGTGATGGTGCTGGTATTACTACAGCGGGGAGTTTGAACCAAATAACTATTAGCGGAGATCACGATTCATTAACTAATTTTGTAGCCAATGAACATATAGATCATACCGCAGTTACTTTAACTGCTGGGGATGGACTAAGTGGTGGGGGGACTATCGCTTCCTCAAGAACCTTTGCGGTTGACTTGAACGAGTTAACGACTGAAACAACTATTGCCGATGCAGATTTTATTGCTATGGTAGATGCAACAGATAGCGGTTCTGGAAAAATAACATTTGAGAATTTAGAAGATGCAATATTCTCCTCAGTTAGCGGAGATGTATTGATTACTGAAGCTGGGGTAGCCAGTATTCAAGCCAATTCAGTGGCACTTACGACAGACACCACTGGGGATTATGTAGGTACTTTAACTGGTGGTACTGGGATTACATCTACTGGGGCTACAAGTGGAGAAGGGATTGCACATTCAATAAGCGTAGATGTTTCCCAAACTCAAATAACTTCAGTAGGGACTATTGGCACAGGTACATGGGAAGCAACAGATGTGGCTGTACTACATGGTGGGACAGGAGCAAGTGATGCTTCTACAGCAAGAACTAATTTAGGGGTAGATGCTTCAGGTACAATAAATTACACGCACCCAAATCATTCTGGCGATGTTACATCTGTGAGTGATGGGGCGACAACTATTGCAAATGATGCTGTTACATACGCTAAGATGCAGAATGTCTCAGCAACCAATAGGATACTCGGAAGAGATTCGGCACTTGCTGGGGATGTAGAGGAAATCACCCCTGCAAACGTAAGGACTATGATTAATGTAGAGGATGGTGCTACGGCAGACCAATCAGATGCAGAAATAAAGACTGCCTATGAAAATAATGCTGACACAAACGAATTTAGTGATGCAGAACAGACTAAATTATCTGGAATAGAAACAGCGGCAACTGCTGACCAATCTCAAGCAGAGATTAAGACAGCTTATGAAGCAAACACTAACACCAATGCTTACACAGACACAGAAAAGTCTAAGTTAGCTGGTGTTGAATCTGGTGCTGATGTTACTGATAGTACAAATGTTGCTTCTGCTGGTGCGGTGATGGAGTCTGATACAACTACGGCTTCAATGTCGTTTGTTATTGACCAAGATGATATGTCTACTGATAGTGCGACTAAAGTTCCGACACAGCAATCAGTTAAAGCCTATGTTGATTCACAAGTACAATCTAAAGATGCTCTATCCGAGTTATCTGGCACGTTAGACGATATTACTGACGGCACGACTTATGTTAAATCTACCAATGATTTTACCGATGCCGACCATTCTAAATTAGACGGTATAGAAACAGCAGCCACAGCCGATCAAACTGGTGCTGAAATCAAGACTTTATACGAAGCCGAAGCCAATGCTTACACAGACACAAAAGACACGAAATTAAGCGGTATTGAAACTTCTGCTGATGTGACTGATTCAACTAATGTTGATGCTGCTGGTGCGGTTATGGAATCTGATACAACGACTGCTTCAATGTCATTTGTTGTAGATGAAGATGCTATGACTTCAAACAGTGCTACAAAGATACCAACACAACAAAGTGTTAAGGCTTATGTAGATAGCCAAGTTGAAACGAAAGATTCGTTAAGTGAATTAAGTGGTACGCTTGATGATATTACTGATGGCACGACTTATAAAAGAATGTCTGCTACTGAGCAATCTAAACTATCTGGGATTGAATCTGGGGCAACCGCTGACCAAACCAATGCTCAAATTAAGACTGCCTATGAAGCGAATGCTGACACTAACGAGTTTAGTGATGCTGAACAGACTAAGTTATCCGCTATTGAAGCCAGTGCTACTGCCGATCAATCTGCTAGTGAGATTAAGACTGCTTATGAATCAAACGCTGATACTAATGAATTCAGCGATGCTGAACAAACTAAGTTATCTGGAATAGAAACTTCTGCCGATGTTACTGATACGACAAATGTTGTTGCTTCATTAACGGCTGGTACAAATGTTGCTATCTCTGCTGGCGGTACTATTAGTTCTACAGATACTAATACTACTTATTCAGTAGGTGATGGTGGACTAACGCAAGTTAA